AGGAACGGTGAAGCGTGAACGAGAGCACCATACAGGTAAAGGTCAGGAGCCTTTACGAGTAACCAGTTAGAAGCAACGCTAACACTGAGAGACGGAATCTTGCCGTAATAGACCATCTCGATGTCGATATTTGAACTCGGTGCAGGGACAATCTCAAGCGCATCATCCATGATCGAATAGAATGACGGAGTAGTAATTACCTGCTGCTTCAGAATACGGTCTGCCTCATCAAGCGTAACGTAACGCAGTGGCTGGGCACCGTCGACGATATGGATATTGATAGCCTCAAGCCAGTCGCCCGGAAGAGCAACATATTCTTGATTGCTGGTCGCCTGAGCACGCACAACCATTTTCTGATGGCGTAAACGGCTGTTCACATCAGCTTCCACGAACTGGATAAAAGTCGGGATCTGAGACGTTAAATCGTCACGGTTCAACCATGACGCGATCTCGGACTGGAGTGTGGCATAACTCGTAATTGTCATCGTCAGCTCGTGTAATGGTGAGTCCGATACGGACGGGCTTCTTCAGTATTCAACCACCGCTTCAAGGCATTCTTGTCATGAAGAATACCACGCTCCTTAAGCTGCAACAAAACAAGCATAGGAAGACGAGCGACTCTAACCATGTCTCCAGATCTGGTTGTCCGTGAAACATTATTCATCTCTTCTTGGTTAAACTTCGCAACATCGCTGATGTCGGTCGTATCAATAAAGTGCATCGTGCCATCGTGCTCGACCTTCATCTTAGTTGTAGTGTTGGTAAAACCATCATGGCCTAAGATGAACTCACCCGGTGCGTAGTCTTGCTGCTTCATGTTGCTCCCCAAGAGAAAAGAGGGGCGGCGGACCGCCCCTCTCTATTATCAGGCTGAAGTCGTGAGGTTTGCGATAGCAGCATGAGCCTTTTCAGCTTTCATGCGGAGACCGTATTCCACGACGAGTTCTTTCTTCATCGAGTCGCCGGTTGCAGCGATGTCGATTGTTTCGAAAGGACGGAGATACGCAACAGATGCGTATTCTGGGTCGAGAACGAGTGCGAAACGCTCATCAGCAAAGCGGTTCGGAACCATTGACACCTCGCCAAAGTCGGACAAGTAAACATCCGCGGTCGCAATAATTCCAGCAGGCTGAACCTGATTGTAGGTGATGCGCTGTTGAGCGATACCTGCAAAGCCAGAAGCAACCGTCTTGTTATACGGACCCGTCATGAGGATCTTTGCTTCGCCGCCCTGTGACCAGACGTTCTGAATTGCCGTCTTGAGCATGGTTTCGGTGAATGCAACGTCCGTCGAGGTCGAGAGGTTCGTCCAAGCAGCGTTAGGATAGCCGTTTGGTGAAGACGAAAGGGTTGGAGGTGTAGCACCGTTCGCAACCGAGTTCGTGATCAACCAAGCAGGAACACCAGCGGTATAACGAGCTGTCGAGCTGTTACCAGCAGAAGCAGCTTGGTTCGACAGGAGGATCTTTTCCATGTCGCGCTTGAGTTCCTTCGCAGACTTAGCCTGATTGTAGGCCAAGAGCGTGCGCATGCCAGCCATGTTAACAGCTTGTGCTGTACCCGAAACTGCAACGACCTTACCGCTGATCTGCGTGTAGTTTGCAACGCGGTTTGTATCAGTGAAGTCCGTGTTACCAGCGTCTGCGCCTTCCACGAGGGCGTTCGAGCCGTTAGCTGCTGCGAGTGAGTCAGTCTGCCACTCGAAGTAGGTGTTGTCTGCCGTATCGCGGCCTACGTTCGACATGAACGGGGTCGAGGTCGGGCTGATGTCATAGATGATGTTCGAAAGATCTTCGCGCTGTTCGTTTACAGCTTGATAGGTTTGAACTTTACTTACTGAAGGCATTATCGTCTCCTGCTTTCCATTAGACCAAAGAGTTTAGCAGCGTCATCGACGCTACCAGTTTTACTGAGACGCATTTTCGCGCGAGCAACTTCGGTCTGCTGCTTAGGGGCTGAGGCAACATTTCCTGAACGCAACGGCTTTGGACCTTCCTTTTTATCAGGTTGCGGTTTCTTAGCCATTAGCATGTCGTACTTCCTTGCCTTCTCAAGAACAAGAATAGCTCGTGGGTCGTAGGCTTGGGCTAGCTCGTCTTCAGAATAACCGACTTGCTGTCCGTATTCCTTCAGACGTGTCCGTGCCTCGTTCCACTTATCGGCATCATTCCATTCCGGAACCTGTTTCACCAAATACTGGCGACCCTGCTCCACAATGGTCTTCAACCGATCCTGTTCTTCCTTCTGCTGCAAATAGCTGAGACGTTCCTTTTCGGCTTTCGTCGCAGCCATGCGGGACTGGTAGTCTCGCCATTGCTTTTCGACCAGAGGAAAGTTTAACGGATCTTCCCGGTGCAACCGTTCCCAATCTGGCTCTTGCGGCATCAACTGTTGGAGTTGCTGGTCAAGCGCTTCGATCAGGGTCGCGTATTGCTGGCGTTCCGTTCTTACTGCCTCAGATTCTTGCTCGAATGCGACCTTCTCCTCGCGGAGTTGGTTCATTCTACGCGAATAATCGGACTGTCGCTGGTAACCTTCCAGAGCTTCCTTCAGCGGGATCTGCTGCGTCTGTCCGTCAATCTTGACGGTTACGAGCGATTCCGGTGACAGATTCTCTTCTGTGCCACCTTCTTGGTCCCCGACATACTCGGTCTCCTCAGTGCCGTCTGACGCTTCTACAGCGTGACCTTCATCTTGCACTGGGGTCTCAATGACCTCATCTGCCGTCGCCTCGGCCTCTTGTGCCTCGGCAGGAGCTGCTTCCTGCTGCGCCGTGGGTTTCGGCTCATCGCCTCCCAGTAGTGCCGCCATACGGTTTGCAGCTTCTGATACACCGATTTCGCGGGTCTGCGACTGCTCGGTTAAACTCATAAGTAAATACTCCTAAATTATCGCCCCTTCAAGCGGCGGTTAAACGCGACTACATCTGGGGCTGACGCCATCGTCTCAATCTGCCCCTGTAGATCCGCGATGGCACGTATCATCAGATACGCCTCATCCCTTACCTCGGAGTCATCTGGGTCTGATGACATCCACATCTCTGTATAGTTCTTCTTAAGAGCGTCGAACAAAGCCTTGGTAGCGATACTGTTTTTCAGTGCTATCGCGGCTCTATGGAGGTCCGCTTCCTCAACCATACATCATCCCCTGTGGCATCATCGGCTGTGGTGCCGGTTGCTGTAAGATCGCCTGCTCGCGCTGCGATTGCAGGTTGAACATTGCCTCGATCTCTGCGCGCTGGCGGTTCACTTCAGCGTTAATCGTGGCAACATCGACCTGTGAGCCATACTTTGCCTGAATCTCGGCAGCTCTAAGCATCACGTCTGCGATCAACTGGTCACGCTTAAGATCTGCATCAGCCTGTGCCTTCTTGGTCTCAAGTTCCTGCTTAGCGGCAGCAATGAGGATATCGGCACGGGTCTTCTCTGCTTCAACCTGTGCAAGCATTTCTGCCGGGTCTTGCTTCTTCTCAGGAGCCATAGACTGCATGAATTGCTGCACCTGCTCTGGTGTCGGCTCTGAGTAGAACTGCGCAGGGTTCTGGAAGCCAGCCAACTGCGTGATCTGATTCAACGTCGAGACATACTGCTGGATCGAGACCATCGGGTTATTCGGTCCGTACTGCTGGAGGATCTGCTCCTGCTTCGCGGCGATCTGCTGCAAGAACATCATCCGTTGCTCATCTGAGCCACGTCCAAGAGCAATGTTCACGATCATATCCATGTCGGCTGTCCAGCCACGCGGATCAATCGGGACAAACTTGTTACGCAAACGGATGATCTTAGGCTTATCCTGATGCTGTGTAACGAGATGCAGCAATCCCTTAAAGCAACGCTTCAACCCGTCAGCAAACAGGCGCGCTATCATCTCGATGCGTTCCTGCGACGAGGACAACTGAGCCTGCACAGCCGCACGCGTCGTGCTTTGAAGCGCTTCTGCATCCAAGCCCTGAGACGCACGAGAAATGCCTGTGCGCTGTGTCTTGATCTCGTCTACATAGGCCATCACGCCAAGTGCAGGCTGACCAACAAACGGTGTCGAGAATGGCACAACTGCACCAGGATTACGGGCGCGGATCACGGCACCGATCTCGTTGTTGAGCAAGTCATCCATGTTGACTTGGCCCTCAACTGCAAGAGTACGAGGACGGATCGACTGAGCCAATGAGTCAAGCGTATTACGCATGATGCTCGACTTGATCAGTTGCAGGTCCATCGTTTGATCTGCAATCGACTTGCCGAAAATCGTATGCGGTGTCGGATCTGGCGAAAGTGTTGCGAATGGAATTTCTGTAACTATTTCTTGGTGGACGATGTAACCACCATTGCCGACTGTGCAGACTTTATGCAGCTCGGCGATACCGTCGCCATCTTTGTCGATGCGGATATATGCTTCAACGTAATAGACTTTGTCTGTGCTTTCGTCGTTTCCATTAGCTACACCAAAGAATGATTGGTCCGCAGGGTTACGAACCAGAGTTTCCATATTCAGCTCAAACCCACCTGAGCCAGCGTTCATCTCAACCAAGTCTTTGTCGTAGCCCATCGCTACCAACTCTGACACAGTTGCGAGTTTACGACGCGCGACGATCAATGCGTCATCGATCGAAGTTGCCTGATTATCGATCAAGAATTGCTCGACCGGAATGCACTCGACCACATACCGTGGCTCGCGAATGACGCGCTTAATCCGCATCGAGATCATCTGTGGCATCATCATAACGTCAGGCGTCATGGTGACCACATTATCGCGTTGCATCATGGATTGCTCTTCGCGGTATTCCAAAACAGTGACGCTTGGATCTTGAGCAATGAGCGCTGCTTCTTCTTGCGACAGACCGGAGTAACTATACTCTTCGACAGTCTCTTCGTCGCGCTTATACCAAGTCAGAACGCCTTCTTTCAGAATGAGCGCATCTTTCATCGCGTCATGGAGAATGCGAAAGCCGGGGTTCTCTTGCATAAAGATATAG